GATCGCGGCCTTGGGTTTGTCCCATAGTCACGGTCACGGATAATAGGCTATCAGAACCTGTTATCCATTCACATGGTATCAACTAACCACGTTGATATCCCACTAAGGAGATATGCACAATGGCTTATGCCGATCCGCAGTCAGTTACTATTTCTGGTTCCGCCATCTCCCTCCCCCGAACTTCTTCGGGTAACGGAAATGGTGCTTTCCAGTCTGCTGATGGTCTCACGAAGCTCTCCGCTTCCCATTCTTATGGGTCGCGGACGCGTCGTTTGATCAAGCTGGACAACGCCAAGATCGCTGCAGACCCGCTTCTTGCGGGTGTGAACGTCAAGGCTTCTATGTCCTGCTACCTTGTTGTCGATGTGCCCATTACGGGTTACGACAACACCCAGGCCAAGGCAGTGGTAGACGCTTTTCTTGCCTACCTTACTGCTTCGACTGGCGCAAAGGTTGCGCAGCTTCTAGGTGGTGAGGCTTGATTTATCGGCCATGTCGGCCGAAACCTCATCACATCCTACAACGGGCTTGCATTATCCCGTGGTATTGGATGCTGACTTTTTACTTTATTCCGGGCATGCCTGGAATTAGGTGAGCGGATTCTGTTATTTGTGCTTAAGATGTTGACCTACATTGAGAGGCCACATGAAAAGCTTAACAGATCTCTGGCGTGAACTGTCTATTGAGTTAGGCAGTTGGTGTCACACTAGCACTACTCTCGACTCTAAAAAGCTCGAGAGTCGGGTCAAGAATGAAGGTTTATCTTTTCTCACGATAACTCTCCCTTCCTTTGGGAAGGATTTTGAGAGATGTCTTGAGCAAACCTTCGTTGACGACAGCGCTTTCCGCGGTTTCCGCAGAAAGGGTGGTCTCCCCCTATTCCTAGGAGGTTTCCTTCGTCAGATTTTTGACCCTTCAAATAGTTCCTTATTGATAGATCCTTGTAAGGATTCCATCTTTGCGATACGACAACTTACGTTGTTGTTCTCAAAGATTCAGCTTCCCTGTAGTGATGATAGGGTTGCTGACGCCTTTTGGGGATATATCAGATGTGAACAAGATCTCAAAGACTGGGAAGATCGTAACTCGTTCGATAAATCTAATTTCGAACGTGTTTCCAGTCTTCTGTTTTCTGATGTTTTTCAGAAAATGGATGACCTTATCAGAGATGGTAAAGTCATTCCTCGACATGGCCCTGGCGCTACAGCAGATCGGATTTCTGGAAACCAGAAATTTGATCTGAATCACTGGAGCGACCGCTTAGAGTCCGTGTTTCCTTTTGGGGAATTCGGAATTCCAAGCTGGCGGTATTATTACCGCTATGAGCAAGTTGAGATCTTGAAGCCCGGCAATGAAATACCCGTTAGGGTTATTCATGTGCCTAAGACGCTTAAGACTCCTCGAATCATCGCTATGGAGCCAGCCTACATGCAGTATATGCAGCAGGCCATTCTCCACCCGATTGTCGAGCTCCTCGAAAGTAAGGTCGTCCCTGGTAATACCAGAGATAACCTTGCTTTCAACTTCCTTGGTTTTACACAGCAAGGCCCAAATAGGGACCTCGCTGCTCAAGGGAGTGAAAAGGGCGATCTTGCAACGCTCGATCTGAGCGAAGCTAGTGACCGAGTCCATAGCTTGCATGTAGAGACCATGTTGAGGAGATTTCCTTCCTTTATGGATGGAGTCTTTGCAACACGGTCTACGAAGGCAAGCATTCCTGCTATCGGAGTTGATGTTTTCTCCCTTCGCAAGTTTGCGTCTATGGGATCTGCTCTGTGCTTTCCTTTTGAGGCAATGGTCTTTCTTACGGCCATATTCCTCGGAATCGAAGCACAGCTAGGAACCACTTTGACACGTAAGATCGTGAGATCCTATGTGGGTAAAGTGCGCGTCTACGGTGACGATCTTATTGTCCCCGTAGATTGTGTCGATTCTGTCATCCAGTCCTTGACCCGTTTGGGTTTCAAGGTTAATAAGGACAAGAGCTTTTGGAATGGGAAATTCCGAGAGTCTTGCGGAGGAGATTTCTTTGATGGAACGGATGTAACTCCAGTCCGTTTCAGAAGAGAGTTTCCTCGTGACAGAAGAGACGTTTCTAAGGTGGAATCTCTTGTTGCTTTCCGTAACCTCATGTACGAGCGAGGTTTATGGAAAACGACCAGTTGGCTTGATGCTAGAATTCGGGAAATTCTTCCCTACTTTCCGATTGTTGAGCCAACTTCACCTTGTTTGGGTCGTCGATCCTTTCTGCCTTATGAAGCAGAAAGGACCGACGAAGCTACACATTCGCCAAGAGTGCGCGGATATGTTGCTAGATCTAGGATACCTGCTAATCAAGCAAGTGGCCTAGGTTCCCTTCACAAGTGCCTCATGCCAAATCGGACTTTACCGTTCGAGGACGCTAAGCACTTAGAGCGCTCAGGGCGCCCTTCAGCCGCCGACATGAAGCTGAAGTGGAT